AGATTTAGAATTATGAAACAGATGCAGGTCTACCAGTATCGTAATCGGAGACATCTTGATTATTTTGAATTGCTCCACTTTCATCAATATATCTGCTTTGTGTAATAGGACGGTTGTCGATTTGATCATCTGAAAGGTTATCTTTGGTGAAGATATTATACCCGAAGTTCATTTCATCAAAGCAAGTATTCTTGTTAATCCAATCGAGGAATTTAACAGCTTTTGCATTAACAATCTTACCAGAAATCGGGTAGCCATTAAAGGAGAGATTGAGCTCAGAGAAACCAATATCTCCTTTAGTTACATTATAGATTGATGTATCGGCTTGAGAGGGTTGGCAAGAGGTGAGCAAATAAGCTTTTTCGAGGTTCAATCCAGTATTATCAGTTATAATCAACATGAAATGGAATACTTCTAGATGATACCCTTTTGAACCCATTTGGAAATTTTGGAGACTTGTCAATGCATAGTTACTTTGATCTGAAGAAGTAAAGCGACGACCAAGCAATCCATTATAGCGTTTCATCTGAGTTCTAGGATCTTTGATACCACGGATGAACGTTTCATGTACTTTAGTAATGATAGAACCACTACGTTCATAATAGTTCATTGAGAATGAAGTACCATCTTGTTCAGCAGTTTTGGTAATGACTTGGATATTGTTAATACCATTTGTGATCTGATTAGTTTCAGTAGAGATATTATCAATACCTTGAGCTCCTCTGAAGTCATATTCGAGAATGTGTTTATATGAATCAAGCAAGTCTGCATATTGCTGATCGACTTTACCCATAGCATCCATGAAGTACGGTACGTCTAGCAATACTAAGAATGAATAACCTGTTTCATACAAATCAAATTGACGTAAATCACTAAAGTCTGTGACACCACGCATTAACGTGAATTTTGTCAATGCAGTACTAGGTACTAGTGTATTATCAAACATGAAATTCGACATTATATTTCACTCCCTTCTTTAAATTAATGCAGTGATCTTAAAGTACTCTGTTTGTACAAAGTCTCTAAACTTGACACTGAGAACTGCGTAGATGATCTTATTTAGAGTATAGACTTCATCTGTTACATATTCGATTGAGAATGATTTAAATCTATTAGCATAACGAATCATAATGAGGTTATCAATATCTTCTTTATACTTAGCAAAATCATCACTACCATCATCAATGAAGCTATATCTAATCTTCGGGCACACTGTTCTGATTGCCTTAATAACTTCTTGAACTGCAAGTACGTTGTTAATAAATGAGAGTTGAGTATACTGCGTTTGAGAAGTATATTCACAAGCGACCGCAAGAACTGCACCATCATAGAATGTAGCATAATTAACTCTAAGTGTATCAAGTTCAGCTTTTTGATCAACTTTAGGAGTGTGTTTGGGAGCGAAGTTAATAGAACCTGTTACATAGTTCTCTAAAGGAATAATAACACCATACTTCTGACCGCAGAATGGACGAGATCTACCACCAACAAAGTGAGCTACAAATAATCTCGCTAAGTCATACATGATGGTGACATTAATCTGCTTGTATGTATATGGATCATATACGAAGTAAGATGTAATATAGGTTGCGCAAAATCTGCTGCGTGAAATAGACTGCATAGCATGAGCAATTCTGATATCTTCAATAGATCTGATAGATAGACCAAGATCACGGAAGAACATACAGTCTTCACGGAAATTTACGAGGTCTTCAATATTCCGCTTTACAACCTCTGGATAGTTGGCATCAAAGATAACATCAACACGGTTATTATCGAGGTCATAAATAGAATCGTCAAAAGAACCATCGAATGCTTTAGTAACTTGAATTGCATATGTTGCAGCTTTAATCGGTGCATCACCAAATTCACCATTACTACCACCAAGTAATTGGATACCATAAATGGAAGATGGATTTACAGGTGAGAGACTTACATTGATAGATGCTCCATTTGGAGTGGTCCCGTAATCTTCTCCATAGAGATCGGTTCCGAATAAGCAGTCAGCATATGCGTATTCATTATCAGACAAACCAGCTAAGTAGGAGACGTTTTCAGTAAATGCATTGAACTCATCTTCAAAGAACTTAACTCTGATTTGTTTTGAATTACGTAATACCACATCTTCAATAGATGAGTTACGTGATTTTTCGACAATATTTGGATTCATAGTGAATGGAAGAGTTTCAAGAATGGTTCCATTTTCAGAGATTTCGAGGAAATATCTAGTATAGGTTACAGGCATAGATCTACTTGTATCCTTATAAATGCGGAACCTCTTGTTAGATTCACCACGACCATTATCAGTGATTAACATAAGAGCATATGAACCACTGGTACCAATTTCATTAGTGTGTTTATTAGTAGCATAGAAGGTATTAGCAAAAGAAGTCAAATCATTACCCATCATAGAAATGGATACAAGACTAAAACTAATATCAATTTTGTTTACATTGTAAATAGATGCCGGGTCAATAGCACCACTTGCGAGATATTGTGGAACAGTAGTGATACTATTAGTTGCATTATTAATATACAATGGAAGATTAGTTGTTGGATCTACAGCTTGTTGTTTAGTAACATTTACATCAACTTTCAAACCAATATTAGCGAGAGTTGCGTCTTCAGCTACTACACGTTTAACTGTAAGCCTACCAGAGGCATCAACAATATTCGCAGCTTGAATCAACGGTTGCCCATGTTTCTCGAATGAGATATTTCTGCCATAGTATTCATAGAATTCATCACTTTTGATAGCTTGTTTCCATTCTTCAGGACCTTTATCAGTTGTAATAACCGTCAGAAATATAGGATAATCGGTGTCATCCGTAAAATTCGTCGTTAGAGGCGGAATAGCTGACTGGTCGTCCCAGGTAATATGAAGATCTGGTGCTGGCATTATGTTTCACTCCCTTATATCACAATTTAAACTAGAGATATCGTTGTATATATTAGGAATAGTAAAAAATTATAATCG